TAGATACCAAGGTATCTGTTTCGTAGGTCTCTCTTAAGGTTTTAAGGTAATTAAGAATCATTTCGTAACGTGTCATAATTGACTCCTTCCTGCCTTTCGGCTGTGTGCTGTTTGATTGGCGGTTTGTTCCGTCCTTGTGAGTCAATCATAATCTATGCCCCCATAGATGTCAATGTACAGATTTCACAAAATGTACCCATAGATTTTTGTGCAGTTTGTCTATGGGCACATAGGCAAGCCCCGTGCTATAATGTATATACTTGAAGTAGTTCAAGAGAAGGGATATAATATGGCTAGATATACGGAAGCGCAAAAGAGGAGCGCACAAAAGTATTTGTCTAAGTTGGCGGAGATTAAAATCAGAATCCCGCCTGAATTTAAGAAAGAGATTGAAGCGGCGGCCTACAAGGACGGGAAAAGCGTCCAGGCGTATTTGATTGAAGCCCTAAAAGAAAAGATGAACAAAACAGAATAGATCTAGAGAGGACAGGTCAAAAGGGCCTGTCTTTTTTATTGCCTGGGTAGGGGGGGGAGAAATATATATATACTTCGTGTTACGCTTAGAGCATGAAACAGGCAAAAGAAAAGCCCAAACAGACGGCGAAAGATAAAACGACAAAAACCGTCAAAGATAATGCGGTCATAACGGAACCAGAACAGACCAAGAAAGAGCCTGTAAAGCGCAAACAGTATAAGGACGTATGCTGGGGACAACTACGGGAAGAGTATATAAACACAGGCTGTGCTATGCGTGAATTAGAACGAAAGTACAAAGTCCCTGTTGCAACCATTTCCCGCCGCGCACATAAGGAAAATTGGGTCGCTCTGGCTAAAGTACGGAAACAAGAAAAGAAGCGCGCCAAAGAAGAAAAACTTTTGGAACAGCGCCTTAACAACAACCTTCTTGCCGCCGCTATGATTGACGAATTACTTGTGAAAACGGCTAAAGCGGTTGAAAAACTCAATATCTATGACCCGTCAAGTATTAAGAATTTAACTAACTGTATCAAAGACCTGCGCGACCTTGGATGCTTCAAGTATGGTGTAGACGATACAAAGAACGATGTGACTGTAACCTTTGCCGAGGAAATAGAAGAGTATACAGAGTAATATGCGCGGGAATATGGAAGAGTCAAGATGATAAGACTGCATGATATACGCCTAAAAAGGCGGTTTAATGCTATAGCGCGGGCACTTGGTAGACCGACCAAGAAACAGCGCGAATATCTGGAAAAGCGCCCTGTTTACTGTATCTGCTTTGGCGGGTACAGGGGCGGACACATCGGAACCGACTGCCAGAAGGTGGTAGCCGCTAACATGAAAGAATTACATGAAAACACTGATAATCGCACCACCGAACGAGAAACAGAAACTATTTCTCAAGGATAAACATAATATCATCATATTCGGGGGCGCACGCGGGGGCGGGAAGTCTTGGGCTATCCGTGTGAAAGCCGTTCTTCTGGCGCTCAAGTACAAGAAGATTAAAATCACTATTGTGCGTAAGACCTACCCCGAATTAACCGAGAACCACATTAAGCCGCTCAAAGAGATGCTTTACTGTGGCACGCCTGACGAGATAGCGCACTACACCGACAGCGCCAAGGTGTTAAGGTTCCCGAACGGGTCTGAAATCCTGTTCAAGTATTGCGATACAGAGCGCGACCTTGAGCGCTTCATGGGATACGAGACAGATGTAATATTCATAGACGAGTGCACGAACATGCCTGAAGAATGGATAAAAAAGTTAATGGCGTGCGTGCGTGGCGTATCGGATGCGCCTAAACGCATATACCTGACGTGTAACCCTTCAGGGCAGGGAATGGGATATATAAAGCGAATAGCCATTGACAGGCGGTACGAGGAAGAAGAAGACCCTGACGATTATATATTTATACAGTCTCTAGTGACAGACAATAAAGCCCTGCTGAAAAAGTCGCCTAAGTACGTCAAGCAGTTGGAGCAATTACCGCCGAAACTGCGCGAAGCGTGGTTAAATGGGCGGTGGGACGTGTTCGAGGGAGCCTTCTTTGAGGAGTTCAGGACAACGCCAGACCCTACAGAATGCGCGAAAGCAGGAATCAGCACCGAGGAAGCCGCGAAACAGCACCGATGGACGCACGTTATAAAGCCCATCCCTATAGACCCGAATTGGAAAATATACAGGTCGTATGACTACGGGCACGGGAAACCGTTTTCGGTCGGTTGGTGGGCTGTAGATTACGATGACACGGTGTATAGAATACTTGAGTTATACGGCTGTACTAAGACCCCGAACGAGGGTTTAAAATGGCCTGTAAGTAAGCAGATGGCTGAAATTGCACGCATAGAGAGCGAGCACCCGTATCTGCGCGGGAAGACTATACGCGGAGTCGCCGACCCTGCTATCTGGAAGGGCGAAATTCCTATCATCGAGGAAGCCGAGAAGCGCGGAATATGGTTCGATAAAGGCGATAATCGGCGTATTCCTGGGTGGGAACAGGTGAGGGAGCGCCTGAAGTTCGACGAGCGCGGCATTGCAAAGATGTATTTCTTTGATAACTGCAAGGACATTATACGGACAATGCCGCTCATGATGTACGACAAGCACGTTGACGAGGATTTAGACAGTGATTTAGAAGACCATTGCCTTGATGAATGCAGGTATTTTTGCATGAGTCGTCCCATAAAGCCGCGCCTTGTCGAAGAAGAGTATACGCCTATGATAGACCCGCTTGACCAGTTCAAGAAGCCTACAAGCAACATGATTCAGCGGTTTATGCAGAGATAAAACCGACGTACAACGGAGTACGCCGCTAACCTTAAAAAGTTAAAGGAGAGACACATGGACGGCAATAAAATACCCGTACCGCAGGCGCCTGGAATCACTAAGGAACAGGTTGTACAAGATGAATTAATGGCGCTTGACTTGCACGCTCAAAGGGAGCAGGAAATCGCTTCACAGCCGAAAGCGATAGGCGTTGAGCAGATACGCAAGGCGACAGAGATTCTTGACAAGTACAAGCAAGGCAAGGCCAATCTAGAGAACAAAATCGTCAATGACGAGCAGTTCTGGAAGATGAAACAGTGGAACACCAGAACGAAGAAGTATGAAGACTACAAGCCCGCGACAGCTTACTTGTGGTCATGTATACAATCAAGGCATTCTGACGTTATGGACTCTTACCCGACGTGTAACTTCTTAGCACGCCAGAGGGACGACAAGCCCGAAGCGAAAAGATTGTCCGCTATTGTTCCTGTAATCCTTGAGCAGAACAGGTATGAAGAGACTTACGCGGACGTGGCTTGGTATTGGCTTAAGCACGGCGGATGCTGTCAGGGGATATTCTGGGATAAATCCAAGCATAACGGCCTTGGTGATATAGAGATTAAGCGTATTGATTTATTAAATCTTTTCTGGGAGTCAGGTATAACCAACATTCAAGACTCCGAGAACGTCTTTTGCGTTGAGTTGGTCAACAAGAAGACACTTGAACAGCGCTACCCCGAGACGCAGGGAAAGCTAGATTCGGATACCGTGAACCTGAAGCAGTACAGGTATGATGACGCAGTTGACACCGAAGATAAAGCGGTCGTGGTTGATTGGTATTATCACAAGTACGTGAACGGTAAAAAAACATTACAGTACGTTAAGTACGTAAATGACATTGTACTGTATGCGACGGAGAATGATACAGAGATCCCGAAGAGAACAGAGATAGACCCGACAACGGGGATTCCTGTTATCACTTCCACGGGTAAGTCAGTAGCAGAGCGGGGACTGTATGACCACGGTCAATATCCCTTTGTTTGCGAACAGTTGTACCCTATTGAGGGTAGCTTATGCGGCTATGGTCTTATAGACATTGCGTCCCCTTGTCAGTTACAGATAGACGTGATGAATAAGGCCATAACCGAGAATACGGTAGTTAATTCCGCGCCTAGGTACTTCACCAAAGAGGGCGGCGGGATTAATGAAGAAGAGTTCCTTGACACCAACAAGCCCATTGTTCATGTAGCGGGTAACCTTCAGGACAATCTACTGCCTGTACAGAGTCAGCAGTTAGGCGGCATATACGTAAATGTCTTAGAGCATAAGATAGACGAG